AAGTTATGGCAGAAGCTCACGAAGCTGGCGATATGGAAAAAGTCGCAGAAGCCCAAAGCATCCTCGCCAAACTTGCCGTCCAAGAAGAAGAACTTGGCAAACAAAAAAGAAGGCAAGAAGTCTACCAGCAAGAAGTAAATCAACAGGCACAACAACCTGTTCAACAACCTCAACAAAGACAACAACCTAGAAGACCTGATATAAAGAATGATGCAAATCTTCAGGGATGGATGTCTAATAATAGTTGGTTTATGAAGGATGTTGTTTTAACAAATGCCGCACAAGGAGTTCATCAACAATTAGTAGCAGAAGGTTTTTACCCAGATGATAATGGATTTATGGGTAGAGATTACTATAATGAACTTGATAAGCGTTTAAAAAGTCATTTTCCAAATCGAGATGAATTTGGAGGAGTGAAACAGGAGGCAAGGTCAAACGTCCAAGCCGTAACTCCTGCGTCCAATGCTGGACGGTCTGTAAAATCTGGACGGAAGAAAAGCGTAGAACTTACTAAAGGTCAAGTCGCACTTGCAAAAAAGCTGAATATACCCTTGGAGAAGTACGCTCAAGAAGTTATGAAAATAGAGAGTAGGAGATCGTAATGTCTGATCGCACAAGTCGAGAAACAGTAACTCGTGAAAATACTGAACGTGTAACAGAATGGAAGCCTCCCTCTGCTCTTGATGCTCCCGAAGCACCGATAGGGTATAAACATAGGTGGATAAGAGAAAGCGTCATGGATTATGACGATAAGAATAACGTCCATAAAAGAAGGCGAGAAGGATGGGAATTTGTTCGTGCAGAAGATCATCCCGAATTTGACGCTCCTGTGATTGACGAAGGTAAAAACGCTGGCTGTATTGGAGTCGGTGGCCTAGTTCTAGCAAGAATACCTGAAGAAATTGTAGCACAGCGAAACTCACACTATAATAAAGTGGCTCAAACCCAAATGGATGCTGTGGATCGTGATTGGATGAGTGAAAACAATCCAGCGATGCCAAAGCAAAAACCGCAACGTAAATCCTCTGTGACCTTTGGTTCCCAAAGGCCAGATAAATCTTAATATAAGGAGATATAAAGATGGCAAATAAAGATGCCGCTTTTGGTATGCGTCCTGTAAAAAGAATAGGTGGAACACCCTATACAGGAGGCCAAAGCCGATATCGAATCGCTGCGAACTATGGAACTTCAATTTTTCAAGGTGACATGGTTATGCAAGTTACTGGAGGCGGTGTAGAAGTACACGCTGACGGTGGCACGGTTCCGATTGTTGGTGTATTCAACGGTTGCCAATATACTGACCCTACTTCAGGTGAGCAGAAATATAGCAACTATTACCCTGCAAGCACAAATGCTTCAGATATCATTGCTTTTATCATTGATGACCCTATGGTTATTTTTGAGATTCAATGTAATGCAGCATTTCCAGTCGCTGATTTGTTAGGTAACTTTGATATTGTTTATACAAGTTCTGGAAGTACAACTACTGGTATTTCTGGTGCAGAATTAAACGTAAGTGACGGTGCAACAACCGCCAACTTAGCTTTAAAATGTATTGACATATCAGAAGACCCTGAGAACTCAGACGTTTCATCTGATGCGACTAATGTTCTAGTTGTCATTCAAAATCACTTGTTTGGTCAAAAACAAGTTGGCTTAGCATAAGGAAGGATTGAGATATGGCAATTTCAAGAGCACAACTCGCTAAAGAGTTAGAACCTGGCCTTAATGCACTTTTCGGCATGGAGTACAGCCGTTATGAAACCGAACACGCAGAAATCTATGATACTGAATCATCAGATCGTGCGTTTGAAGAAGAGGTAATGCTCTCAGGTTTCGGAAACGCTCCAACCAAGTCAGAAGGTGCTGGAGTTCAGTTCGATTCAGCAAGTGAAGCATATACCGCAAGGTATACTCACGAAACTATTGCTTTGGCATTTAGTTTGACTGAAGAAGCAATCGAAGACAATCTATACGACAAGCTTGGAGCACGTTATACAAAAGCTCTTGCACGTTCTATGGCTCACACAAAGCAAGTAAAAGCTGCAGCTACGCTTAATAATGCGTTTAGCTCATCTTTCACTGGCGGTGACGGCAAAGAACTTTGTGCAACTGACCACCCTTTAACAGGTGGTGGAACCTTTAGAAACGAGCCTTCAACTGCAGCAGACTTAAATGAGACTTCTCTTGAGAACGCTCTTATTGACATTGCAGCATTTGTTGACGAGCGAAACATGATTATTGCTCTTCGTGGAATGAAGTTGATTATTCCACCAGCACTTCAGTTCATTGCAGATCGTTTATTAGAGTCAACTTTAAGACCTGGAACATCAGACAATGATGTAAACGCAGTAAAGAACATGGGAATGGTTCCTGATGGGTACACCGTCAATCATTTCTTGACTGATACAGATGCGTTCTTCATCAAGACAGATGCTCCTAATGGCTTAAAGATGTTCGAAAGAGCACCATTAGCTACAAATATGGAAGCTGACTTTGACACAGGAAACATGAGGTTTAAGGCTCGTGAGCGTTATTCTTTCGGTTATTCCGATCCACGTTGTATATTTGGTTCCCCAGGAGCTTAATATACAATAAAATTTATTTTATTAGAGGGCGGCTAAAGTCGCCCTTTATTTTTTCAAATTACTTGTTATAATGATTTATCCCTGACAGTCGCATGGTGCGACTGACATTTGCCACGACAGGAGGAAAACATGGCTAATTCAACTTTTTCAGGCCCAGTACGCTCAAAAGGCGGTTTTAATGTAATTAATGAAAGTAGCACAACAGGTGCTATTACAGAAACTGGCTTTTCAGTAAATTCAACTGGACAATTAATTTCACTTGGAACAAGAAAAATCCAAACATTTGCTATAAGTTTGGCTAGCACAGACGCAGCCGACACTACTTATGCAGATGATGATGTTCTTGTAGAAATATGTGAGTTAAATACAGATCACCCAGATGATTTGGTGACTGCAAGTAAATTCTTTATTCACAAAGTAGTACTTGGCGTTACAACTGCGGCTGCTAGTGATGCTAATTCTTTAGCTAACTTACAACTTAGTGCAACTTCAGGCACAGCTACTAACTCTGGCATATCTTCAGGTACAGAGATTGTAGGAGCTGGAGTTGCGTCTTTTAACCCAAGAATTTCTGCTACTGATTCTGTTACTGAGATAGACATTGATCTTGATGCCACTGCTGGTACTTATCATGTGTTTGCACCTAATATAAGTGCAGCTATAGCTAGTAAATATCTGTATATGGGTGCAGGTTCTACTTGTGATACCGCTTTAACAGCTTTTAGAGGCACTCTTGAAATAGAGTATTCAGTTTATTAATCATAGGGGGGGAGAAATCCCCCTTTTAAATAAGGAGATATAAATGGCTGATGCGGTAACAAGTCAAACGATACAAGATGGTGTTAAGAATGTTGTAATGAAATTTACTAACATTAGTGATGGTTCAGGTGAAAGTGCTGTTGCTAAAGTTGATGTGAGTGCATTAACTGCAGGACCAAATGGAGAAACTTGTACTGGAGTTACTATAGAAGAGATATGGTGGCAGTGTATAGGTATGAAAGTTAGTCTTTTTTGGGATGCTTCTTCTAATGTAATAATAATGCAATTAGGAGAAAACCAATCAGGACACCAAGATTTTAGAGATTTTGGTGGTTTAACAAATAATGCAGGAGGTGGCAAAACTGGTGATGTACTGTTTACAACAGTAGGTCATTCAAGTGCTGATACTTATAGTATAATTTTGTCTATGCGTAAAAATTACGGATAATTAATTGTCGATTGGCAGATCACAGATTAGTAAACAAATATCTAAGCCTCCAAAGAAAAAGAGGAAAAAGAAAGCAATTAGTAAGAAAAAGCGGAGATAAAATATGGCTACTTCTGGATCAACAAATTTTGAATTAGACGTATCTGATTATATAGAGGAAGCTTACGAGCGTTGTGGTTTAGAAACCAGAACAGGCTATGATTTGAAGAGTGCTAAAAGAAGTTTAAACCTTATGTTAGTAGAATGGTCTAATAGAGGGTTAAATCAATGGACTATAGCACAAAGAACACAGACTGTTACAGCAAGTGATGGTGAATATTCTCTTGGAACAGATGTTATAGATGTTTTGTCTATGTCTGTTTTAAGAAGTTCCAGTTATTATCCTTTAGAAAGAATAAGTCGTGATTCCTATTTAGCTATCCCGAACAAATCTCAAACAGGAAGGCCAACACAGTTCTTTTTAGATAGGCAATTAACCCCTAACCTAAAGATATGGCCTTTACCTGAAAATAGCACAGATATCTTATATTATGACGCATTAACACGCATGGATGATGCAGATTCATATACAAATACTGTGGAAATACCCTTTCGTTTTTACCCATGTTTAGCCGCTGGTTTAGCTTATTATATAGCAATAAAAAAGGCTCCAGATAGAATACAGCTTCTTAAAACTGCTTATGAGGAAGAATTTGAAAGGGCTATGGCAGAAGATAGAGATAGGTCTTCTTTTAATGTATCACCACAATTAGGATTTTATAACATTGTCTAGGTTTGCTACAGGTAGAAACGCTTATGCTATATCAGATAGGTCTGGTTTTAGGTATAAACGTAAAAATATGCGTAAAGAATGGAATGGTTCTTTAGTTGGTAAGGATGAATACGAGGCAAAACATCCACAATTAACACCTAGATTAAGGGTTGTAGACGCACAAGCACTAAGAAATGCAAGGCCAGATACAGATGTAGAAACATCAGGTTTTGTTGTGTATACAAATATTGGTGATGGAATTTTAGGAAAATTGTTGACTTCTAATTTAGAGGCAACAACAGCATTAGGAACAGTAACGGTGACTACATCATGAGCTTTACATATTCAGGACTAAAAACGGCTATTCAAAATTATACGGATAATACAGAAACAACCTTTGTAGCGACCCTAGATAATTTTATAAAAACGGTTGAAGATCGTATTTTAACATCAGTAGATTTAGAATATTTTAGAAAGAACGCTACTACTTCGATGACATCAAGTAATCAGTATCTTGCAATTCCTTCTGATTTTCTGTCTTCATTTAGTGTTTCTATAACAAATTCTAGCTCTAAAGAGTTTTTATTACAAAAAGATGTTAATTTTGTGCAAGAATTTAATCCTAATTCTTCAACTACAGGTACACCACGTTATTATGCTCGTTTTGATAATAGTAACTTTATTGTAGCACCAACTCCAGATGCAAATTATGTGACGGAAGTTCACTACTATTACAGGCCAACAAGTTTAACGGCTGGAAGTGATAGTGGCACAACCTGGTTAAGTACAAATGCTCC